GTGTAATTACAACATATTATGGCGAAAGGATTTACAGTCAAAGCAAAGAACCCAAAACCAAAGGCAAAAGCAGCAGCACCACAATATGATTATGCAAAAGCAAAAGAAATGATTAAAGGTAAGACAGTTGTATTCTGTCTACCTGGTCGTGGAGTATCCTATACATTTCTCAAGTCTTTTGTATCATTATGTTTTGATTTGGTTCAATCAGGAGCAAGTATACAAATCAGTCAAGATTATTCATCAATGGTCAATTTTGCCCGTTGTAAGTGTCTTGGTGCAAACGTTCTTCGAGGACCTGACCAGTTACCTTGGGATGGTAAACTCAATTATGATTATCAGTTATGGATTGATAGTGATATTGTATTCAGTGTTGAGAAGTTCTATCAGATACTTCTAATGGAGAAAGATATTGCAGCAGGTTGGTATTGTACTGAAGATGGAAAGACAACATCAGTTGCACACTGGTTAGAAGAAGATGATTTCCGCACAAACGGTGGTGTGATGAATCATGAAACTATTGAAAGTATAAGTAAGAGAAAGAAACCATTTACAGTTGACTATACTGGTTTCGGTTGGTTATTAATTAAGAAAGGTGTCTTTGAACATAAAGATATGCCTTATCCTTGGTTTGCTCCAAAGATGCAGGTATTTGAATCAGGTGAAGTTCAAGATATGTGCGGTGAAGATGTATCATTCTGCTTAGATGCAAAGGAAGCAGGATTTGAAATCTGGTGTGACCCACAGGTAAGAGTTGGACACGAAAAGACAAGAGTAATATAATGGTAGGACTCACACTACTACTCATTGTATTCATCATATTCTTGTTTATTCAGTATTACAATCCACATCATTAACGCAGTTAAAATGGGAACACATTACGGATTTACACTTATAATATGGATCGTACTCGGACTTTTTGTATTCAACAAATGGGAAAATCGCAGAAAGAAAAGAAAGTAGGAGACCGTTATAACGTCCTACGCAAAGGCAAGGTTATCTTCTGGAATGTATCAGAGTCAGAACTCTTTAACATTATGGAAGACCTTGCAATTGAGTCCTATTACAATAAGACTCTCACATCAAGTGATGTAACTTATGAACCTTATATTGAAGAACCTTTAAATGGCAACTAAATCAGGAATGATGGGCAGTACTTATAATACTGATTCCAAACCGAAAAAATCTCGTCAAGGGCGGGGCAAACACTCGAAATACGCAGCGACCTCCCGTAACTCGGCTCGTAAAAGATACAGAGGGCAGGGACACTAATGTACTGTCGCATACGACTTCAAGACACAAACTATCAGGAATACCATAACTATCGTATTCTTGGTAGTTCTTCTTTTGAACAGTGCTTAGAGATATACAAAGAGTATATTGTCTATAAGAAGTTTGAAGATACTGTGCCGATATTCCGTGAAGAGTTTGAAATACCTCATTCTGATATTATTGGGTATTATGATGGAAATAAATTAGCAGCATTTACGATTGCATATAAATTTAAGAGTGTGAATAGTGTATGGGCAGACCAGTTTGCTTGGAATTATAAAAATAAGAAGTTAAGTTTAGGTCACGTTGCAAATAAAAACGAGATTGCATTATATAAAAGACTCGGTTATAATTACTATTATCTGGGTGAGTCCTCAGACTATAAATCAAAATTACAAGGTTACGAAATTTCTAATTTCTTTGACGAATGGCAAAATTAATCGCAAATCTACCAACAAAAAAGGTATTTGTACGAAAAGAGTACCTCACTGACTTTCAATCAGGTCACGGTGAGTTTATAGAGGGTCTGTGGGTGTGTGCAAAGTCAATTCAAGGTCGTGCTTTCTACTTTGAGACGTATTTACCCGAATATGGAGCAATGTATGATAAATTACCCATCTCTGCTTTTGTCTCAAGTCCAAAAACACCCGATCCTGATCTTGATTTGGTCAATTTGCAGTTTTGGAACTGTATGGACTATGATTTTACAGTCATTCAGAAGCAATTTGTTGCTCCAATGGAGTGGGAAGTGCGTACAAGGCACTTTGGGAGTCTTAAAGGGCAGTACATCTGTACTTTAGACAACTATCATGGTGATTCAGACCAAGTTGATACTGCAACAAGTGAGATGCCTGATGAACATAAGTCATTTAACCTTGTTGAACTGCGTAATGGGCAGTATTGCCTCTATCCGAACAACCGATGTCGCATCTTCGACACCTCTATGACTCCTCAGAACGTTAAAATACCCGATTTTAAGGTATCAACACGTATCTTTGAGGTTGAGAATGATGTTAACTGGGGTCGATTGGGTGATTGTGACGATTACTTCTGGACAACACCCGATGAACGACAAGAAGAGTAAGTATATACTGCATTGGATTCAAGAAATATCCAAAGTTAGACCAGAATTAGGTAATTTTAGCATTTGTCCTTATGCGTCAGGTGCTAATTTTAGTATTCAAGAGCAAAAATTAAGTCAAATTGCCCCAAATGATGATTTTGATGTTATAATCTATATTGTAGAGGATAGTCTTGATGCACAATTCCTTTATGATACTGTCGATAACTATAATCGGAACTACCCAGACTATAAATTCATTCCAGACTACGGAAAAACGAAGACATACATACAAGGAATACAAACAAGTAACGGAAAATATAACTTAGTTTTGTGTCAATCACGAAATGAGTTAACAGAAGCAAGGAAAAAACTTGCAAAAACCAATTATTACGATTATTGGGAAAAAAATTACCTTGAAGAGGTCTTAGAAGATGATTATGGAGTCATTGATGACAGAGAAACACGTTAAAAATGCCCATATGGGGCAACATTTACTCATTGAAGTGTATAATGTATCCTTTGATAAGTTAAATGATAAGGAAAAAATAGAAGAAACAATGGTAAGAGCAGTTAAAAGCGAAGGGTTGACTGTTCTTAACACTTTTACTCATCAATTTGAACCCTATGGAGTGACTACTCTTATCTCTTTAGCAGAGAGTCATCTTTCTTGTCATACTTGGCCAGAAAAAGGGTGTGTAGCAATCGATATTTTCACTTGTGGGGGCAAAAATCCACGTAGTGTAGCGTGGTGGATACTCAATTACTTTGATAGTGATGATTATGTAATGAATGATTATGCAAGATAGGGTATAAATAAAACTAAAAGCATTAATAATGGCGATTACACGCAATTCAAGAGCATTTAAGGATATAAGTCTGTCTTTTTCACCACATCCAGTGACAAAAGATCTTTCTGTACTTTCAAATGAGCGAGCAATTGTAAGATCGGTAAGAAATCTGATTGAAACTATTCCAACTGAGAGATTTTTTAATTCTCTAATTGGAACAGATATACGTAGTTCTTTATTTGAGAACTTTTCTCGTGAAACTCTTGTTACTATAGAGGATCAAATCAGAGATACAATACGAAATTTTGAACCAAGAGTAAATAATGTGGTAATTGAAGCGAATTCTCAACCCGATGATAATACTTTTAGTGTGAAAATAATTTTTGATATCGTTGGATTGGATGTACCAACCCAATCATTTACATTTTTATTAGAACCAACAAGATAATATGCCCTTTACACAGTTTACAAATTTAGACTTTGATGGAATCAAAGCACAAATAAAAGATTTTCTTCGTTCAAACTCAAATTTTAGTGGTTTTGACTTTGAAGGTTCTAACTTTTCAGTTTTAATTGATACTTTAGCGTATAACACATATATTAATTCATTCAATGCAAACTTAGTTGCAAATGAATCATTTTTAGATTCTGCGACTGTAAGAGAAAACGTAGTTTCATTAGCAAGAAATATAGGATATGTACCCCGTTCAAAAACCGCTGCAACAGCGACAATTAGTATTAGTGATATAAATGTCGGAACGACTAATGATAGTACTACAAAGTTCTTAAACCTTCGTCCAGGATTAGTTTGTGTAGGAAGTGCTGAGAACACTACATATCGTTTTTCAGTTCCTGATAGTGTTACCTCAACAAGAGTTAAAGATGTTGGTGGAACATCATTTGCACAGTTTGATAATCCAGTTACAGTTTATGAAGGTACATACTTATCAAGAGTTTTTATTGTCGATTCTTCTAAAGACCAAAGATTTATAATTGATAGTCCAAATATTGATAGTTCAACCATTAGAGTCTATGTAAAAGGAACAGGTGATGTTGGACTTGGTAGAAAATATGCAATGATTGACAATATTTTAAACATTGATAAGAACTCAGAAATATTCCTTTCTCAAGAAGTTCAAGATGAAAAATATGAAATATTATTTGGTGATGGATTATTTGGTCGTAAATTAGATAATAATTCTGTAATTACAGTAACTTACATTGTAACTGAGGGAGAAGATGGTAATGGACCATCTAATTTTAACTTCCAAGGTTCATTTACAAAAAGTGATGGAACTTTCTTTACACCATCTGACAGTATTTCAATTAATACTATTACAAATGCTTCTAACGGTGCTGAAGTTGAAGATTTGTCCAGTATTAAGTATCTTGCTCCAAGACTCTACTCAGCACAATATAGAGCAGTTACACCTAGAGATTACGAAGCAATAATAGGTACAATATTTCCTCAAACAGAGTCTGTTGCTGTTGTTGGTGGAGAAGAATTAGATCCGCCACAATTTGGTAGAGTACAGATTAGCATTAAACCAAAAAACGGTACTTTTGTATCAGATTTTGATAAATCTCAAATTAAAAATAAATTGAAGAGTTATGCTATTGCTGGTATAAATTCAGAAATAGTTGATTTAAAACTACTATATGTGGAAATTAATACTACTGCTTATTACAATCCTTCTCAGATAGCATCGGCAACTAATTTAAGAACTTCGATTATATCTGCATTGAATTCATATGCATCTAATGTTGAATTAAATAAGTTTGGTGGTAGATTTAAATATAGTAAAGTAAGTACACTTATAGATCGTATTGACAATGGAATTACATCTAATATAACCAAAGTTATTATACGAAGAGATTTAAAGGCATTATTAAATCAATTTGCTCAATATGAACTTTGTTTTGGAAATAAATTTAATATTAATTCTGCAGGATATAACATTAAGAGTACTGGTTTTACAATTAATGGTTTTAATGATACTGCATATATTACTGATGTTCCAAATAAAAATGCTAGTGGTAGTTTAGATGGTAGTAATATGGGCACACTTAGTGTAGTTTCAAAAAATAATAAAAATCAACAAAGAGTTCTTATTAAAGATGCAGGAGTTGTTAACTATAAAAAAGGTGAAGTGATATTAAATACTATCAATATAACTTCAACAGTAAGTCAAAATAACATTATTGAGGTTCAGGCATTTCCAGAATCGAACGATGTTGTTGGTCTGAAGGATTTGTATTTAAATTTCGATGTATCAAAGAGTGTAATAAATACTACTAAAGATGTAATTGCTTCAGGTGAAGATGTTTCAGGAGTTGTATTTACTAGAGATTATTACACATCAAGTTACTCTAATGGAGATTTAGAGAGGAAATAATTTATGTCACAAATTGACAAAAGAATACAAGTCAATACGATTATTGAAAATCAGTTACCTGAATTTTTAGTATCTGATTTTCCAAATGCAACTGAGTTTTTTAAACAATATTTTATTTCTCAAGAGTTTCAAGGTGGTCCTACTGATTTAATTAGTAATCTTGATCAATATTTAAAAGTAGATAATTTAGTCCCTGAAGTAGTTGTCGGAGTTACAACAATTTCTGCAGGAATATCAACTA